ACTATAAAATGAGTCAACAATATGAAAAAAATAACAACAATAAAAATAAAAAATAAAATAATTGCCCAACTAATCAAAGTAAGAAGTATACAAAATATGAACATCCAATTTTTCTCATTACAACTCATATTAAATTGAGATTTGAGTTTGTATGGTAAACCAAAATCATTTTTGCCTCCAAATAAATAAGGAGATAATAAAGCAAATAGAATCATAAAAATAATTATAAATATCAATAATTCATTGTATAAAGAATATATAAGTAATATGATTCCACCCATAAATGATCCGTGATAATAATAGTCAGAAATTTTATGATTTGTTTTTTCAAATAACATAAAGAATATTCTTTTCAAAGAATCATAAACTATGAATAAACTAAAAAAAATAATAAGTAATTTTAATGGTTTGAACCAAAAGAAGCTAATAAGACGAAAAATCTTGAGCAGTCCTAAGGGACTTTTGTTAAAGCATAAAGACCAAATCATAATAAAAAAGGTAATTACAATATAGATCAATATAACATTTTTATATAGCTTCTCAAAAGATACCAAAAATCCAAACATAAAAATACCTACAAGTATTATAATAATTAAATAAAGTAATGAAGGTACTTTTTTATCTATAAAAAATCGAACTACCCCCCATACAAAAAGACCCAAAACAATTAATACATATATTAATATAATATACCACAAGTTACCTGTATCTTTTGTTTTCTTGTTATTTTTTTCTTCTTGTGAATTATTATTTATGTTCATTATATAATGAAAATAATAATAATTCTTTTATTTTTATGGGTATTATTAGACCGGTTTTATCCTATTGAACCTTATATTACAAAAGAAGAAGAAGGTGAATTAGAAAAATGGTTTGATTTAGCCACTGAATTAAAAACCAAAATATCATGTATTGAGAATTTTTCGTAATAAAGATTTATTTTTTTGTCTACATATCCGCAATCATGTGGGTATTTGTATTCAGATGGTAATACGTTGTAACCTATTATACTTGTTATTTTTTGTAAGTAAAACAAATAAAAATATTTTTTGAATAAAATGTTATTTTTGATTTATTGTTGAAACATTATATCTATCAAATTATAAGTACTACTTAAGGCAAACAATTTTTTCATAATATCTAATTTTTCCTCGTACAATAATTTTATTTTTTGTTGTTGTTCTTCGGTTATGTTTTTTTTTTATACTGAGATAACGAATCTCGTTTTTTATATTTTTTAAAGTGCTTATACATACGTTTTTGTAATCATGAACGGTTTTTATAAGAACTTTAAAAAATATTAATATTAATATTAATATTAAAAATAACTGGATATCGGTTCATAATGTATTTTGGGACACTAAAACGATTACTTTCGCGAATTTCAATTACCTTTTTCTTTATATCGAATATTTTTTCTTGAACACGGAATATCATTTCTTTTTTAACTCAGTCTATTTGTAGCAATGGATTTTAAAATAATAATACTTCCCCTGAAGAAAATTCCAAAATCGTTCGTAATTTAGAATAATGATTTGACGATATTTGATGGGCTTCTTCATTTGTATCCAATATTAAAAAAATAACAATCGCCAATAAAAAGAAATAAAAGCATTCATTCCTGATACATAAATGATTGAATATGATGTATTCGAAAATATACTACAAACTGACGACAAAAAATACATGGAAACATTAGCATATTCAATCGAAATCGGCAAAAGTTACTAGCCTCATTTTATTTAAAAGCTTGGCATTAGATAAAACTGGCTAAAATATCCAATGCTGATGAATTACGCTTTGTCGTAATTGTTTTTTTCATTTGTTCAAATGAAATTTTAGGATTTTCTTCGTCGCTTTCACTATTGACTTCCCAAAAATATGGGAGACTCATACTATATAGAAACAATTACGACAAAGTGGAATGTATGCATTTTCATCTGACAAATATTGTTCCATATTATCTACTATTCTCTTCGAAAATATAGCGGTTTGATTACATCGTTCACATATTGAATTCAACTTACATATGCTATCGCAATATGGAATCAGATCTAATAAGGAACCTATTTTTTTTTGTTGGAAATCCCCATCTAATCCATACAAATATAGGTTTTTGTTTTGTTTTAACTGATCCAAAACAAAATCGTACAAATCAGGGAAAAATTGGGCTTCATTGATATAAATACTATTGGCTTGACTTATTTGGTCACTTAATCTATATATTTCAGGTTCATTTAAGGTTTGGTCATATACATTAGTAATATCGGGAGACAATGCCAGATTTCCTTTACATTTATAAATTGACAATACATCGTATAATTTTTTTGTTTTTATAGCATTCATTTCAATATTATTATGATTTTTTACTTTACCTTCATAACAATATTCGACTGGTTCAAAATCAATAATCACCTTGTTTAAGTCTTTGTTGGAGTCATACATATGGATTAATTTAGTAGTTTTTCCAGCGTACATAGGTCCTAAATACAAGTGAAGCATATATTATATAATACAATTTCTTTTATTCAATTTTATAATATTTATAAATAATCTCAATAATGCGAGCAAACGATTCGTTCTTTTTCTCAGTAGAACTACCTTGCTCATGTCCATATAAGGGGTCAATAAACAAATCAATGTCTTTTTTGCCTTGTTTGAACACATTTATTTTTTTTAGAGCATTGTAATACATTACCGATTCTTTGTAAGGAACCAATGTATCATTTTTATTGGTATAAATAAATATATTTGGATATTGTCCGTCAGGATTTATATTCGACAAAGGATCATATGATTGTAAATAGTTCAAATGACTCGGTATACGAGGATCACCGAACTCAGTATGAGATTCGAATCCTAATGGGTTATGTTTATTTTTCATTGTAAGTATAGGGGTAATAAAGGGTACACCCAATATAGCCAAATGACAAATATCTGGTTCTATATTTAAGACACATGAAATTAACAATCCACCCGCACTTCGCCCCCAAATAGTTAATAAGTCCTTGGTTGTATAGTGATGTTTATATAAATACTTTATGATATCTATAAAATCATAAAAGGTATTTTTCTTATTTAACAAGCGACCTTCATCATACCCTTTGAATCCAAATTCACCACCACCACGAATATGAGCAAACGCTACTAAAAATCCCTGATTCAACAATTCATATATAAAGGGTAAATATCCGTAATCAAGATTGTCTCCATAAGAACCGTACCCATAAAGAATACATTTGGAATGTTTTAAATTATGTCCCTTTTTATACATTAATGTAAACTGTAGCATTTTTTTGATGTAGACCTTCTTTTCTACATAGGATTTATTTCTTGGTTTGTAAGGACTAAGACGATGGGTTCGTATATTATAATGTTGAGTAAATTCTGGTGTCAAATAAGAATGCCGTATAATGTCTAATTCATCGCAATATATATTTCCAAATTTGAAAATATGTATTTCATCTTCTACGATTTTTTTTGGGATTGGGTCTAATACATAGACTGCGTGATCAGACAAAATAAAATATATTTTGTTATGATAAACTATACACTGACTTATGGTTTGATGTGGATGTTCATTTTTGTATAATACTTTGAATGTTTTAAAATTTTGAGTGGTTTTGATTATATCATTACCTTTATTTTTTTCGTGTATATACCATAGTCCATCATATTGTTGTATAAATGGATATGATACGTCTTTTTTTCTCTTTATCAATGGAAAAGTCTTTTTGTCTTCAAGTAAATACACTTCGTCACTATTATAATCCAAATCATAAAGCAAATTATAATCAAGAGTAGGTTTTATATGGACAAATGTATGCTTGTTTTGATATACCAATGTATTTTTTTGGGTAAAAATGTCATAACAATATGTTTTATGTGTATTGTAAGAAATATTATTAATTGTATAACAAATGATGTGGTCATTTAACCATACAAAGAAATCACTATTTGATTTATCAAACACTTCGTGAACGCTTAACATTTTTTTTGGCAATACAAATGTTTTTAATTCAACTATTTCGTCAGAAAACAAATGTTTTATAAACAAATGATATAATCGATTACCCACAAAATCCACATTGAATATCAAATATTCACGCGAAGGACTAATTTCAACGTGTCCTATTTTAAAAAAATCAAAGTCTTTGCTTAACTTATTTACATCTAATACTACATATTCTTTTCCCTCTCTTTTGTAATAATAGGTGGGATAATTTTTTGTAATAGAATAAAAAGATTCTTGTTGATTTATGAATATGATTTCTTTTAATGGTTCAACATGACTCATAATGTTGGATAAAATCTTTTTTGTACAATGCGATGATTCATTTGGGGTGCGTTTTTTTTTATAATTTTGCACATCATTTCTTTTACACTTTAAAGACATAATTTTTTCTGGAGACAAATATTTAGTGATATGGTGTTTGAATTCGTACACATTTTTTTTAGTCAATTGATGTGACTTATATTTATTAAATACTTTCTTAGTAATACATTTCATATATATATATAATAAATAAAATTGAATTAAACAAAAAAAATATATATTATATGATGTCGCTAAAAAAACAGCGTATATATTCATTGTGCTTGAATGAAGCACATAAGTCTAATTTGTTATATCAACACGGATGTATTGCTACATGTGGTGGTAAAATTGTTGCACGTGGTTACAATACAGACCGTAGTAGATATAATAAAAACAATCACGACATCAAGACCTGTACTTGTCATGCCGAAATGTCGGTATTGATTAAATTAAATCAACAATTGTCCAAAAAATACAAGAAACATAAAATACATAAAATATTCAAAAAAATAACTCTTTACATTTCACGAGTGAAATACGATAATATTTCATATAATTCGGCGCCTTGTTTGGAATGTTTGACAATTATAAAATATTATCATATTAAACGTATAATATTTTATCTGGAACATCAGTATTATATTTTAAACCCATATGATTATGAAACCCAACACCAGTCGTATGGAAAGATATTTGTAGATAAATTTTAGCATTCTTGTTGTGTTTTGTATTCTTCGTAAGTGGTGTTTTTGTAACAACCCAACACATTGTTTCGTTGTATTCGATGTGGAAATGTA